TACAAGAGCTCCAGTGTCTTTGTTTGCAGACTCTGTAGTATCACCAATATTAATAGCAACACCATTTGCAAATGCCCAGTCAGCACCTTCTACTTCAAATCTATTATCAGTTGCTTCATCATAACGCATTTTAACGTCTTTATCATTTCCAAATGATAAGTACGTATCGTCAACAATATTAACCTCTCCAGTTCCATTTGGATCTAAAACAATATCACCATCGGTATTTGTTGATGATAATGTGTTTAAATCCAGTCTTAAATTATCTACATTCCACTGATCTACTTTTCTGTTGCTATCAAGAATAGCAACAATACCACCATCACTATTTCTGGTGTTTGAAACACCAGCAACAGTTCCTGGTTGATGCTCCATCATAGAAGCATAATAATAACCACCAACTGGATTTACATTATTACCGTCATCACCTACAAAGATTCTATCTTTATATTGATTAATACCACCGTAACTACCAATACCTGTTACGTAAGCTAATTCGCCCCAATTTAGACTGGAAGGTTTATTAGTACCTGAGGATCTTTTGATCCTGATAATACTTGCCATTTAGAAATTTCCCCCGTTAATGTCTAAATTCTGTGTTGCCCCTGGAGTCAGGGTAAGTGTGGCGTCCCATTTTCTTGTGGAACCGTTATAAACAAGAACCATACCATCCTGTAGATTGGTAGCATTAACATCACTAAGTTCAGATAGAGAAAGACCTTGGGCTCCAGCAAGCGATGATATAACTTTAACTGCGTTTTGTTGTCCTACTCTAACTTTAATTTCGGCCATTTACAAATAGCTCAGGATCTAAATTATATTTATACTTACTCAAATCCAAAAGAAGCGATAACTTCTTGTTGTTTTAGATACAACTTACAGTATAACTTTGCAAAATCTCTCAACTCATCAATACTCAAATCATCGATTGCTCTAGCGTGTTTTTCATATTCAAAAAGTTTATCAATCGAATCAAGTGTTATTTCTGTTGGTTTCATTAACTAACTCCCTAAGTAAAGATTTAATCTCATTGATATCATTTTTTATTTGATCAATCTCTTCTCTTTCTTTTTGTTTTTGTTCTTTCAATCTCATATATTGAGTGTAACCAGCGGAGTCACAATTTATTATGGCTCCGCTTTTTTCATCTCTAAAGAGATTTTTATGACCTTCTACTGGAATCATTTTATGCTAGTGCAATTGCTCTAAAATCTTTTAATCTTATTGGAGCAGATTCATTTGTAGATGACATTACGATTTTGATTATAAATCCATTAAATGGATCTAAGTTGTTAGCGGTGAACTGATATTCAGAAAACTCACCAGCAACGTTTGGTGAAACAAATGCATCTGCTCTACCACTATTTCTAGTTGGATCAATCACTAGATCACCATAACCATCACCATTAGTATCTCTAAGATTATCATATCCTGGGAAAGCAAGGTATGATTGAGTTATTTCACTTGAATCTGCTTTAAACAGTCTATAAAATACTCTAAAGTCAGCTTCAGGAGGTCTATTTGCCCCAACTAAAACTTGCAGAGAAGTTGCTTGTTGTTTTAAATCAACTCTCTTGGAGATGAATACCGATCCGTGTGGATCTCCACTGAGTTTATTGGTTCTATCATCTAATGTATAATCAGAAACAGGGTTATTAACCTTATTTCTACCCATAACAAAAGTTGCATTTTGAATATCCATAACAGGAGAAAGGTTATTATTCTCTGTAATAAAATCAACAACTAGAGATAGAGACTTATTTCTAGTAAATACGTCAGATGAAAGTCTTGTGGTTTCATTAATTCTAGATGCAACCATTCTTGGTGTTGCGAAGAAAATCGTTCTATTTAAAGAAATAGGTTCATATCCTTGATCTAAGAAAGAAACTTCAGATCCACCAGCACTTGTTCCACTAATTGTTCTTATCTGACTGTTTATTGCAGTTCCTTTACCTGGAGTAATAACATTGAACTGTGGTTCGAGAGAACTAAACTGATGGTTTTGTGAAATCTTAACCACATCACCACCAATAGATTTTTCATCACTGAAGCTAAGTTGTACTGCACCTGATGATCTACCAGTTCTATCAAATTCTAGATAATAGTTGTCTATTCCGGATAATCCACGCAATACTGTACTTGATGGAATATCAAGGGTTGTGTTGATTCTCCTTAGAGAAACTCCATTACATTCATAGGGTTGAATAAATGCTCCAGAAGCGTGAGGGAATATTGAAGATCCATCAACTCCTCTACTTCCAATGGTAAGTGTGCCAGTTCCTATACTTGTATATGAAACAATCTCACTTTCTATTAGAGCATATCCACTGGAGGTAGAAATTCCTTCAAAAGTTGCAAAAGGTGCAGTGTTTGCAACAGAAACAGTTGTACTGCTGATTCCTAAATCAGAAGTTGTTTGGACAAAAGGTGTATCTGGTCTTACATCTTTGATTTGTATCTTGTTATTTGCTCCATGGTGTGCATGATTATATTGAGAAACTTCAAAAATATTTCCAGTATATTTTTGATCTATGAGAGAAGAAGATCCATTTACTATAGCACCAGTTGCATATCTAACACCACTGTCATAGATTACTAAAGTTTGCCCAGAGTTAAACTGTTCACCTTGAACTTTACTTAGATACAAGTGAGTTGGATTTCCAATAGCAGTTACGCCTATTTTTGCTCCAGTTCCTCTTCCACTGCTACTTCCGGATGTAAGAGAACTGGTAGTAATACCTAAAGTTTCACCAACTACATATCCAGTTCCTAATCCAGTAATGTTTACAACGCTTACTGTTCCACCAGCGATTACCACAGTTGCAGTGGCATCCGCACCACTACCAGTAACAGAGTATAAAGGAACATTTGTATAAGTTCCATCAGGATATCCAGTTCCAACACCAACAGTTGTAATACCTGCTGATGCTGTTCCCGAAATAGGTCCACCAACTTTTTCAATAATGCCAGTAATACTGGTTCCAGAAGCAGAACCCTCTCCAACTTGTCTCCCTGGGACCAGAGAAGCACCTAAACCTGCAATAACTGAAGGAGTTCCACCAATGGGTACTTTTAACTTTCTTGGTAGTGTTTTGATAGGATTGGTTGGTAAAGTACCAGCATTTATGTTTCCTGGTTCAATCGGTGTATTAAAGAAGGTTAGTTTTCCACTAGAAACAAATTGTGCTTTATAAAGTTTGAACGTCAAATCTTGATATTGACTTGCTGTCCAAATAGTACCATTTTGTGATTTAAATAGACTTCCTCCAATATACTGCTTGGAAACAACAACGTTTTGAACATCTGGTAGATCTTTTGTTCTGACAGTTTTTTGTCCCATTGTTGCAACCCACATTTCATATAAATCGGAAGCTGGCGATAAGAATACCAAAGCATACTCTTTATCTGCTTCCAAATAAACTGGAGAGGGGAACTTAATATTAGTTTTTACACTAGCATCAGTCGATGTTTGGATGTCACTAGGATTGAGTGAAACTTGAGTGTAGTCTTGAACCAAGAAATTAGTTGGTGTTCCAAGTTCAACAGTTCTGAGTTCAACAAAGATTTTTGCAGATGGATCTTTTGTCGCAAAATAAACATCAAATGAAGTTAAGAATGCACCTGTTCCATCAACAGTAAACGTTTGAGCAAGAGGGTCTCTATGTGTCGCCTTTACTGCAACATTAACTTCATTAGGTCTTGTGGCTGGTGGGGGTGGATTTCTAACTGTAACTGTAGTTGTGTTTTGAGTTAAGATAGTTCCAGATCCACTATATGTCCCTTGAGCATCAGATGCAAAAACTGTGCTTCCGGGTAGAGGAGTTACACCAGGTGGAGTTGCTGTTATCTTGAAAGTTTTTGTTCCAGATCTTACTAAAACTGGTGGTGGTGGATTTGTATTTGGATCCCTAAAGAAGAAGTTACCAATAACATCTCCCCAGTTATCACTAATCAATTCTGCTCTTGTGATTGTTGCAACAGCGCCGCTACTTTCTCCAACAACAGTTGCTCCAGAAACAACATAACCAAAATAGTTATGAGGTTCTGTTGCTAGAACTCTTACTCCAACATTCAACAATCTTGAAGTTGCAGAATACGAGTCTCCAGGTGCTGGTCTTGTTCTATCATAAGGATCGACACTATACTCTTCAAGTAACACTGATGGTGCTGCTAAACCTGCACCAATGTCTGGACGAGTAGTATCGCCAAATTTGTGATTTGGTTTTTGAACTCTGATTCTAGCAATCTGTTGCCCATTATAGAAAACTCTTGCATTTTCATATACTGTAAATGTTCCAGAGTTCATTGAAATTTCAACCAACTTTGGACATATGTCAGGTTGTTGGGCATCCAAATAATGATAATGTGTTGTAAATGGTTTTAATCCATTCGCTGCAAAATAAACGTTTCTAGAACGCATAAATGGATCTGCATCACCAGATATCTTAACACTCTCAACATACTTGAACTCACGTGCTGGACCTTCCAGTACGTTGTTAAACGTAGTGGTAGTCGTAGTTGTTGCAATTTCTTTTTTACCTTCTCTTCTTACATCTGTTTGTTGAGTTGTATTTGCCTTTTGTGCCCAGTTAGCACCTGTTGACTCAGTTCTGTTGTCATCAATATAAATCGTTCTCACCCAGTTATCAGAAGCTGGATCTAAGACAACTCCACCAACGAAAACAATTACATTGAATGGATTAATATTTTCAACTTGGGTTGCGTGTGGTTGTTCAATCCAACCGATCTCACTATATTTTAGAGTTAATAGATCTCCAGTTTTTTGAATATTTGGATCAAGAAGTTGGAGATTGGCACTCAAGTCTGCAGTTGCAGGATCAATACCAGGATTCAATGCTAACTCTGCAGACATTGACCAGAAATCAACCGCACTAATCAATTCTCTATTTTCTACATCAATATCACATTTTGTATCTTTATCTTTTATTTCTACAAAGTCTCTATTTTGGAAATTGTCTACAACAAAACCGGTTTTAAAGCGATTTAAACCTTGGGCATCTGTTACCTGTAATGTTTTTGTATCCAGTTCCAGTGCGGTTAAAGTTGTAGTTTGCTCTAGATTTTTGATTCTATTTTCAAGACTTGCAATGTCACGCATTGTAAATCTTCTATTATCAAACAACCTAATTTGAGGTTCATTAACAGGATCATAAAGATATGGTGGTAGAGATATTTGTGCAATCTCCATTGCATCATCAACATCAACTGGTGCTTGTGGATTATCTGAGGAAACACCTTTGATTAAACTTACCTGCCCCAATCTATTGAGAGTTACTTTATCTGTTCTTGGTAAGTAATAACTGTATCCGATTAACGAACTCTCATCTGGAGTTATAACATATGGATACCTTGACTCATATGATCTACTACTAAAGGCAAATGGTGAACTAGTTGTTGATGTAAACTCAGATACTCTTGGGCGAAAATCAATAATATCAGTAGTTCTTATATTATTACCAACTGTTGGAATATCATTTGCATATCTATCTTCTGTATAAGAATTGACCGTGAATACATCTCCAGTCGTGCTTCCAGCAGAAACACGATAATAATCAAAAATAACCATTAGTTGTTTCGATGGTACTGATCCACCTTCTCTTCTAACAATTCTGGAATAATCACAATATTGAATTCTATGACCCTTATCTAAAGTATAGTTATTTGTCTTATTAATATAACTACCTTTTGTTATTGACTGTAGGTTTGCTGTAATATTTGATTCTTTAAATGTGATTGATTCTCCAACTTGGAACTGAGATTGATTTAAATAAACGAACTCAACTTCAGTAGAAGAACTTCTAGTAACTAACTGCCCTATTGCTCTACTATCCTTTCCAACTATTTTTTCTCCTAGAATAGTATTTGTATCAAGAGAAAGTCCAGAAACAAAAGTCAGTTTATCTAAAATAGGTGCCGAAGTATTGGTAGATTCGTAGACAGCGATAACCTTAGAAACATCTGGAAGATTTAATGATATTTCTCTGTCTTCAATTCTTGTGCCATAGTACTTACTTGTTGTTAACCCACTTACACCCGTAGATATTCCACTAGTACTAGTAACTGAGAGTTTTCTACTTCTTACATATTCTTTTGGTTTGCTTGTTATATTAGACTTTCTTGCTGTCGCTACTACAGTTACATTTGAATTTGGTGTTAATCCACTGAAAGAAACTGCTTGTCCACCAGATCCAAGTGTAACTTGATCAGAAGTCAACGACTCTGTTGTTCCATCCGCATAATGAATAGAGTATCTTTCGGCGTCAAACGCTTCATAAAAAGCAGTTGTAACTCCCAAACTAGCATCCAATAAATCTGAACTAGAAACTGATAAAGTTCCTGTTGAAGTTGTAGTTTTACCAGTTATTTGTTTTGTTATTAATAAATTTGAATTTGATAGATCTACGGAAGAAATATTTCTCTTAGGTAATTCTGTGAAAAGTGAAGAATCTGCTAAGTTGATAATTTTTGGAGTTACAATGGAGAAAGTTGATGTAGTCAGACCTGCAGGTAAAGATCCTTCTGCAACCGAGGTAACAATACCCGTACTATTAAGTGCTGATAAAGTTATTGTTGAACCATTTGGTGAGATTGAATCAACTCTGTTAAATGTTGGTACGGTTGCTCCAGGTTTTGTATATTTAATGATAGTATCGGTTTTGATTCCTGTTGCCCCACTAAAGAATCTACCAGGACAATTGGCAACACCTGCTGTACTTATAGTTATGGTATCATTTGTTGAAAAATTTGGAAGTGTTTTTTCATATAATACAGTATCCGCTATAAAATCTGATAACAATGCACTATTCAGACTATTGGAGTTTTGATAAACAGACTTAATATCCTCTGTCGTATAAGAAACTAATGATACAATAGCAGCAGAGGTTGAAGTATTTTCGTTTATGATTACTTGTTCACCTTGAATGAAAGTTCCCGAAGTTTGTGTTAAACTAAAAGTATTTGCACCTGGTTTATCTGCCAAATATCCAGTAGCTCCACTGCTTAAACCTCTTACAAAAGAAGTTAAAGGAACTTCAGTAGTTCCTATACTTCTAGAAAGTGTGAGAGTTGTATAAGTTTGAACATCAAATAGATATAAATCCCATTCGGTTGATGCATCGGAATATGGGGCATCTGCAACTCCATACCAATATACTCTAGCTTCTCCAATTTTATATCCAGTTCCTGCACTAGTTGTTGCTAAACTTCTTCTTCTATTATAAAGTTCAATGATATTTGATCCACTCCCTACTGGACTTCCAACATTGATATATGGAACTCCAAAAACATTATTGACTTTCAACAGACTACCCATTCTAAAAGAAATGAGCGCATTGTCTATCTTTTTAGTATCTCTTGGTTTATCTACATCTAGAACTGTAGATCCAACTAACTCAACATCAAATCCTCTTACATAAGCTTTACCTGAGGATACCCTAACACACATCTTATTTTCAGATGGAAGGTTACCTTGCTCGGTTCTTTCACCCTCCCTATAAACTCCACCAGAAGAAATCTCATCATTTAGTGAGTTTAGAACATTAACAGTAAATGGGCTTATTGCATAGTTTCCAGACTCTTCGTAAGTTCTCTGTGCAAAATATTTTCTTATTTCTGAGTATACTGAAGTATTTTGTAATTTTTTAATCTCACCATCATCTATTCTAACTAACTCAACAAAGTTAGTATCTTCGGTATCACTAAGTGCTTTTTTGGATAACTCTACACTGATCTTAAATCTATCTGCACCAGGAGCAGCATAGTTAGTAAATCCTTTTGCATTATCATTTAAAGTTTTGTCATCATTAGAAGTTATGATTTCCTCTGAAATACTTAGACCAACTCTATATGAAGGAGTATTGTTATATGGTTCTAAAACAATTTGTGTTGTTGGAACATCTACAAAAGTCCCCCTTATAAAATAAACACCAGTAGACAAACCAACTGCAGATCCTGTTGCAGTGGCATTTGTTGACTTAAGTGTTAAAACAGAATCTCCAGCATTTAAAGTTGTATTTCCATAAGTTACGTTACTTTCTAGAAGAAGAATCTCATTATTAGGAAATGGATCACTTTGGAAATTAGTTCCTGATTCTAAGTATTTTACAAAAATCGTAATATCATCAACATCTTCCTCTGGAGGTAAAATATATTTTTTAATCGATGCTACTATCTGAGAGTTTTGACCTCTAACTCTAACTTTGTTCTTAACAAGAGCATCTAGATAAACAGTTACATCATTACCAAGATGTGTTGGATTAACTTTGATGGAATAAAAACGATCATCATAGGTAACTCCACCAGGAATTACCATAGATCCTTCTTTAAAAATATGACTCCCAAAAGACTCTATCTGATTTTGGAGAATTGATTGGAGATTTGTTAGTTCTCTTGCTTGGACAGGATATCCTGGCTTAAAAAGAACTTTATAAAAATTCTTTGCCTTATCAAAATCGTCATAATATGGACTGATATTTAAATTAGTCTTTTGTGGCATTTTTAAAATTCCAGAATGATTTTAATGTCTTCTTTTTGGCGGGAGTTTCTACTAATCAGAGGTCTATTGTCAAGATAGATTATTTCTCCTGATCCTTTATTTATTTCAGGAATCGCCAGTCCATTAGTAAAACTAACTCCTAAACCGACTACTTTTGTACCTGTTGGATTAGTGTTTATTCCAGTATAATTTGTATCAATAGATGCTGAGAATGAAGATACACTTCCAGTAACTAAGTTTGCATTCCCCTCAAATTCAAGAACTTTACCATTAGTTGATATTCCAATATAATCAGTTTGATCTATTGTTGTTTGATTATAATATAATGATCTATCTCTAAAGTATTTTAGAACTTTAGTTTCTGTGTCATACGATGCAACATATCCAACTGCCTTTCCACCAGTCACACTTTGGGAAATTTTTTCTCCGACTTGTGGGGTTCCCGTAATAGAAGAAAACTTTAATGCACTTAATGAAGAGAACTCTGAACCTGTAAAAATCTGAGTTGATCCAATGGAAGTTGGATTTTTTACAATTCCAACTTGAGCAAATTTAGTATCGACTGGAAAATCTTTTGTAGAATCATCAAATCTAGCATAAACTAAAACCTTATCAGTTCCAAGTTCTTTGTAAATATCATATCCATGACCAAGTGAAGGTGGTATAATGGGGATTAGTTTAGCACTAGTTCCTGTTGAATTTGAGTTTAATGACCCCAAATCAACCAAGGCATAACTGTATCCTTTACCTCCAGAAGTGACAGTGGTATCTGTTATTGATCCATTTACAACATCGACTCTAACTTTCGCTCCTGTTCCATCTCCCAAAATATTAACTTGTTGCCCTAATCCATTTGCATATCCAGAACCACCTTTTTCAATATAAACCTTTTTAATTTGATTTTCATTATCCGAAGAATTTGCATTTTCTCTAACTGATCTTATTTGATCATTAGTCGATGATGACCAGTTATTGGGTACAGTTATATATTCGGTAGAATCAAATTTGAGAATATCGCTGGGAGAAACTGTAAACAAATATTTCCACAAATAACCATCACCACTATCTCCCGCTTTTGATGGTTCTAAGTCTGTAAATAGTGGTTCATCTTGAGATATATTTCCTTTTGGATTGGAACCAGTTGATCCATTATCAATACAAATGTAAACTCTAAAATCTTGATTCATTACATAGTAGTTTGCATCATATAATCTAGAAGCATTTGTTAGTGGACTAGGATTTAAAATACTATAGTCATCTCTGTACATTTCATATCTAGTTCCAGCAGTCCAATTTACCCTTCTTATAATTCTTCTGATATTCTCTGAACTTATTTTTTTACCAAACATCATAGTGTCACCAGCATGTTTATTATAAGAAAAACTATCAATCGGTGCTGGTGGACTTGCATTCCAACTATCTGTTCTACCAAATCCAATACTGGATGGTGAAGGATTTGGTAATCCAACAAAAATATAATAAGAATTTAAACTAGTAGATTCTACAGACTGTACAAAATTACTAGCATTTAAAATCCTAAATTGATCAGTAACAATTGCAGACATTTTTAAATGTTTTTTCTATATTTATATTCAAATGAGTGGAGGTTAAGAAACCGTATCGATAGCTGACTGATCCCTAATAGCACCAGTTTCTTTAAAACCAAATTTTCTTCTTTGAATAGTTGCAAAAGTTGATAATCCAGAGTCAACTATTAATCCAGTAACACCTATGGAAATTGGGTTTGAACTTCTGGTTAAGTTATATAATCTACCCCAAGAGAACCTACCAAGTGGATTTAGAACTGATCCAAATGTTGAAATACCAGTAACAGAAGTTCCAGTGTGAATGTTACAAATAATTTCAGCATCTGGTCCAACATTTGTCTTACTATGAACAATATAAATGTTGTCCACAAAAGTAGTTCCAATACCAACTATCGATGAGTTATTGCCATCAACCGAAGTTACACCACTACCAACTTTAGTATCAAATATTGCTATTGGATAACCAACCTGTAAGTCATTTGCATCTGGTTCTGCACTTAATCCATTAGGTTTAGTTGCCCTAAAAAATATTTTGAGTGCTAAAGGATGTCCACCAGTTCCAGTTGTTGTAGTTATTCCTGTGATTATACCACTAAATCCTTGAACATTATTGATACTAGTTATTAGTTCTCTTTTTGGTTGAGGAACTTCAACTATCACTTGTGGAGGATTATCTTGTTCATATCCAAATCCCCCATCAGTTATCTGAACAGAGGTAATAATACCAGAAGAAACAAATCCAGTAGCAGTTGCCGTTGTTCCAACACCAACACCCATTGTTTTGGGTCTTGAAATTTTTATAGGAACACTAGTTGAATATCCAAAACCAGGATTTGTTATCGTTAATGCCTGAATAGTTCCTGCTGCAGAAACTGTTGCAGTAAATGCTGCAGAAACTGGTTCGGATGCAGGTAATAATAAAGCATCAAAGTTTGATATATTGATTGAATACTTGTTTTCTTCATAGTTGAAGAACTGAGCATCATCAACAAATATTTGTGTTGAAGATGATGTAACATCTCCGATTATTTTCGCTGTTGGATAGACAAGAGTTTCTAAACTTTCTCTATCCTTATAAACTATTTCTCCTTTAATTATCTTATCAATTTTTTGCTTATTCCATTCAAATGGTTTGTATAAAGTTTCTGTTATACCAAATCCAACGTATAGGTCGGTTTCCATAATATCAGATCCTGTTAGTTCAAAAATAGTTCTTTCTCTTTCCTGATCTACAGATGATGGGTAGTTTGCATTTTTATAAACACGAACATTATCACCTCGTTTTATCGTTTCATTAACGTTAATTTGCACAACATCAACACCATCTGTACCCTTATAGAAGAATATATCAACCTTATCAGTTGGTGAGGGTGCTTCAGTGAAGTCGAATGAAGTTCCACCCTCAAAGTTGTAAGCATAACCTGGAGTTTGAAGAACGCCATTTACAAAGATTACAAGAACGGCATTAAGATCTACGGATGAAGATAATGCGCTTGTTGGATCAATTTCAAAACTCAATAAATCTCCATTGTAATATAATGGGAATCTAGTTCTAGTACCATTTTGCAAAAGTCTGATACTGTCAATATAATCCATTTCACCAAACTGCCAGGCAGAAAAATAATCATTAAATATATCAACAACTTCAAGTTCAAATTCAGCAAGTGGCGCCGCCAATCCTAGAGCAGTAACTAATCCAACTGGTTTGAACTTGTCTCCTATCTGGAATGCATAACCAGGTCTAGAAATTCTAAATGAAGATACTTGGAAGTATGTTGACCCTATTCCAGTTGCATTAGAAGCACCAATATCAACATTAAGAAGAAGATTTTTTCCAGTGTCTGTGGTAGATCCTATACCTAATCTAGATACTCCAGTTATAGAAAGATTTTCATATACTGGATCTGGTATTTGGATGTATGGATCAACATATCCAGTTCCACCGTAACTTACGGTAAAACTCAGAGTTCCACCAGCACCTACTATTGCAGAAATAGTCGCTGCACTTCCAACGTGTTGAGAGTCCGTAACTGCAATGGAAACAGGTCCTCTGTATCCAGATCCGTAAGTTAGATCATACCATGGGAATACTGTACCCATACCAATGTAAGTATGTGGAAGAGTGCTTGTGCCAACATTTGCGGTAAATGATCTTGCTGAAATAATACCTGTAATATCATAAGAGAAGTCTAGTCCTCGTGATGGGAAGTAAGATACGATTCCAGATCCAGATGGGCATGTAAAAGCCAATCCAACTAGTTTTATTCTATCTCCACCAACAAAATTATGATTTGATGTTGTTGTGATTTCAATGATTCCAGTTTGATTATCATAAAGTGCTGTTGTAATTGCTTGAGATGGTCCAGTATATGATATTCCTGTAATACTTGTTATCGATCCAATACCATTTACGCTTGCTTTTACTTTTGCGCCAACCAAAGGAGCATATCCCAATCCTGGAGTTGATCCCAGTGAAACGATTAGACCACCTCTTGGTAGTTGATTCTGGTTAATATCAAAATCAGATTTGATATATGATCCATCGGTAGAGGTAATACCGGTAAAGACCACACTAGAAACACCAACTGAAGAAATAAGCTCATAGTTATTTCCTGCATTATTTGTGGTAGTTGGTGTCTGGAAAACTCCGTTGATAAACAAAATACCATTTCCTATTGTTAATCCAGTTGTGTTTATACCTTGAACAGTTAAGGTATAAGTCTTACCAATTCCAGTAAACTGATCGGATATATCATCGAATAAAATATTTGTAGAATAGTCTCTACGTAAAAATGTTCTACCACCAAACTCTGCTCTTACATATGGTAAATTAGTTTCACTTCTTCTTTGTCGTGTATTACCACGTGGAGGTTCGGAAAAATAAACTTTACTACCAATGATATTAAAAGATCCTCTATAAACTCTTGCAATAGATCCATCTAAATGTGTAGTTGCCGAAGATCCAACAGAACCCCTCTTAACATTGACTAGAGTGTAAGTTCCTATTCCAGTGATTGGTCCGAATGGAGTTGATCCAACTCCAACAGAAATCACCTTCATATACTCATCATCAACCTTCAGTAAATCTCTTGGTAATATTGTAGATATTCCAGTAAGACCAAAAGTTTGTATTCCAGCACTAATCTGCCCATTATTTAAAGTTAAACTATGAGTTATTGGGGTATATGTAATTGGTTGTTGAACCAAACCATCAAGAGAAATAACTGTTTTTTCAAGTTTTTTAGTCATTTCTAGTTTATGAGCATTACCTAAACCAGAATCTGTAAATGTTACATATATCCCTGCATTTGCATAATCTTGTCTAGTAGATAATCTAAATTGATTTTCATTGATTGCTATAGGATAAACACGATTTGGTAGTTTATCTGTAACTATACCCAAATAGTTTGCTGTAGATCCTATACCAACACTAGTTTGACCAACTCCAATAAATGTTGAGGTTGGAGTATAAATTAATTCTTCACTGGTATTAAAGAAGTGATTTGGAACTGTAAATATTCCAGTTTCAGGATCAAGTTGAGTAACATCTGATGGATTAAATGTTTTTACATAAATTGGAGTTCCTTCGTGTTTTAGATCAAAATCAACTTTGTTAGCTCTTGTCCCGTTTATACCATCGTATGAAGATAGTAAAACAGATTGTGAAGTTGTCCCATATTCAAGGTCTGGAGGGTCATTATCAAAATCATTTAGAGTATATAATACTTCATTATATGCTTGAAGTTTTATAGAAGTTGTTATTCCAGAATCTGGATAAAACTTGAGATATGCATTTGTACCATCACTTTCTCCACCAAAAGTTCCAATGCCCGTTGTACTTCCAACGGAAATAAATGGTCCTTGATTTACATATATGTTGTCAATATTTTGTGATAAAAATACTTCGTGCAATGCAGAAGTTGAACCATAAGAAACCCTAACAATTGATTTTAAGGAAGATACCGTGTCTAAACCTATCACAGCTGCTGTTAGTGTTCCAACACCAACTGCAAAAGTAGATTCTAATCTTGCACTTCTTTCAGATCCTTGTGGTTGACCTGGAAGTAAAAATCTATATGTTCCTATACCAGAAGAAGTATTACCTAAACCAATAACATTAGATCTAACCAAAAGAGGATTGATTTGATCATTTTCAAGTTTTAAGCTTATTTTTCCAGTTAGATTATTATATTCTGATGTTATAATACCAATTTTATCTGAACTAAATGCTGTTCCTGCACCATCAAAATAATACTCTGCATAATATGTGTTACTTCCATCAAAATCTACAACAACATCAACATAATTTAACTTTTTAGTTATAGTATTTTGTATTTGTATATTAGCAATTAAAGAGTTAAAATCGGAGGAATTGTACTCTACAATAGTTCCTACGCTACTACCAGCGGAAACACCAATACTAGATATTCCAATATTTGATGAGGTAATCTTAACAGATCCAAATGAAGTTGTTCCTATTCCAACAAGATCAGTATTAAATACGCTTTTTAATACCTTAATATCGTGGTCTCTATCATATTTTTCAGTAGGAGTGAATATCAAAGTTTTTCTTTCAAAACTATCAATCTCAGCAGAAAACTCACCTAGTTTAATATCACCATATACATTTCCCTTTTCAAGTAATAAAGAATCAAAAGTTGTTGTTAAAACTACAATCTCAGTCAATTCACTATTAAGTGAATCTGGATCTACAACCTGAATCAGATATCTCGAATAATTATCAGTTATCTCTTCTATTTCTGTAAATGTATCTTCTTGTCCTCTACTAGAAAACTTATTACTGATATTATCATGTATAAGTACTCTATTTGTCAAACACTTAATATAATCCGTTAATATTCTATTTTTGAGTTTTAAATATTTTGACTTATCTTGTCTTATGTCATAGTCAAGAGTTAGATCAAAGTTATTGATAGTATCGACTCTTTTTTCTTCAATAATATCTAGGATAATCAAACTATTTGTAGTTGCTCCATAAGAAACACTACTATCGACTGTTGAAGTTATTCCAACATCTGCAAAGTTTTTAAGTCCAGATGGATGAACTATACTGTTAACAGGATTTACAAACTGACTATAAGTAATCCCACTCTTAATCGAATAAGATAGATTCTGATAATAATCATTGTCTGGTGTTACCTGATAATCTTCATTAAGTTTTCCTATATCATTACTCCAACCAGTATTTTGATCGGAGGCATAATCTACTTTAAATTTGGCTCTATTATTTGTTATTTCAGATACTGTGGCAATAACTCCACTTATCTTTCCTCTTATTGTCTGACCTTTGATAAGTTGATACTTTCCTTTTATTTTAATATAATCTTCTCTAGCATTAGATACATACAAATCTCTTTCTACAAAACCATTTCCACTATCAACATATAA